GTTGGACTACGGCGATATTCACGGCATTGGTTTTTATATCGGTATTAACATTGGTGAATTTTCCCGAGATTAAAGCGTATCCGCCGGCCAGCATAGATGCGGATATTCCCACGCCCCATAAAACCACGGAAAGTAATGTTTGCCCTTTTTTTGTTTTGTCGTTCATATAATTTTCTCTATTATTTTGGCGATTCCTTTCAAAATCTGAAGCGGAAGCCAAGTTATTAAATCAATTATTTCCATAATAATTTAATTTTTTCTGTAAAACTCATAGAGTTGATTTTTTCGTTTATCGCTTCATCAATCATTTGTTTAATTTCTGGCTTTAGTTCGGCTTTTAGTTCCGATTTTATTTCCGCCTTCAACTGTTCATTTGATACATAACCTCCCTGTGGGTTTATTGAACCGAGTTTCATTCCTTTCAATGCGTCAATCTGCTTCTGCTGTTCCTGTATCGCCTTAACTAGAACTGGCGTTAAACCGTCATACCCTATGCTTTTATTGCCCTCTTCTCCGCGCACCAATTCAGGAATAATTTTTTCCAAATCCTGCGCGATTAAGCCAAAACTATTTTCGTCAGTTTCTTTCAAGACGTATCTTTTCGGCTTTATCTGTAAAATTTCATTTAAGCCGTAATCCAAATCTACTATGTTCTTTTTATAAACTATATCCGATTCCACCGCCCAACATCCGGAGCCATCGCATTCCGCCGTTCCCTCAACGTCTAATTTTACAAGAGGATTAGAATTCCCGATGCCGACGTTGCCGCTATTTGATACGAGCAGTACGTTTCCTCTATATGTAACTAGGGCATTGTTTATAGTTCCACCATAAGCATCAAAGTATGCAGCATTATTTGAATCTCCTGTACCAGTAACCCCAATATCAATTCCGTATTTAGTCCCAGATGTTTTACTGTTTATAACGATAAGTCCTTCTAGATTTGTTGATGTTCTAATATCAAGAGAAGAAGCTGGCCCCGTCGTCCCGATGCCGACGTTGCCGTTCGCCAATACCGTCAGCAAGGTTGAAGTCGCTGTGCCAGCGGTTGTTGAGGCAATAGTCAAAAGTGGAGTATTAGCAGTTGTAGTGCGAGAATTTGAAATAGACAAAAGAGCATAAGGACTCGTCGTCCCGATGCCGACGTTGCCGGTTGAAGATATAAAAATAGTGGAAGTGGCTTGGGCCGCGTTAGAGTCGTCGCCGACGATGAACCAACCTTTAGTAAGAGGAAGAGTGATGGCTGATGCTGACCCGATTATTGAAGGACTGTTGGAAATTGAAATTAAACTATTTGAAGAAGTAAGAGAGGAAGTCGCCACGTCTCCGATTAACGCGGGAACTCCGTTGGTAGTCGTGAAATATGCCAGACGGCCCGCTGTCGCGTTTGAAGAAGTGCCTATCTTATTATTGAAAGTTTGGAAATCCGTATTTGCCAGACAACCAGTTACGGAAAGAGAAGCGGCCGTGCAAGAAACCGCAGAAGCAGTTCCTCCAATAACTGAAATTGCATTTGAGAAAACTATCGGGGCTGTTCCGGTAAGAGTTGTCGTGGCAACTGACCCCAATTTAGCCGGAGTTGTCCCGTTTCCCACCCCAGTCCAATAAGCGAGATTCGCAGGATTTATAGTTGGAATTGAAGAAGTGCTGACTTGTCCATAAAGAGTTCCCGAAGTGGTTATAACTCCTCCCATAAGTCCCGCGCCGGCCGTAATTGAAGAAACTGTCGCGTTAGAAACATTGCAAGTTCCCGAACCGGTAATCGCTCCCGTTCCATTTCCCGTAAGACAACCTGTTATTGTAATTGCTCCCGTGCCACCTTTGTTCACGGGAATCGTTGAGCTAGCCAAGTCCCATTTATTGTTCCATAATGTTTCATTGGCAGTAGTCGGAATGTTATATCCCGAAGTTAAAGAGAAATCTCCGGTAGCGGAAGTGTAAGTCAAACCGGTAGCCGAAGAAGAAATCGCGGCTCTTGAGCGGGCGTCGGTGTAAAATAGACTTCCGCTTTCAACTAAATCCGAAGTTTTTATCGCCATTGAAGAAGTGGCGACTATACCAAACGCCGTTCCTGTAAGGGTTATGGGGTAGGTGGCGGTGTAGGTTGTGCCGCTAATTCCTAATGAGGAAGTTGCAGTTAAAGTATAAGTTCCGCCGGAGTTTCCGACTAGAAGTTTCCCGTAAGTGGGCGGAGTGGAAGTTCCGGTGCCGCCGCCTCCGGGGAAAAGTGTTGTCCCGCCAAAAGTTTGTTCTTTCTGTTGGAAGAAATCCGAAAGTCGGTCAAACATTCCCGCATACGCTGAAATTGCAAAGCCGAAGAGTCCCGCGAGAATTGCTAAAATTAAAAATTGTTTTTTCATCATATTCTTAAATCGCATAAAATTATCTCACCCGTTTGCGGAGCGGTGTTAAAAGTAATAGTCAAATTTGAAAGTGTGTAATCTTCGGTTATCCGTTGTCTCGCGCCGCTTTTATAAACCTTTAACGAGCTTGCGGGAGAAGGAGCGTGAGGCAAAACAAAATCTTTATTAATTCCATTCACTAATCCCGTAGGCGTAATATCGTCAAGAAAATGTATATTCATAGTCCCATAATTAAATCCGCCGCCACCCAGTTTTCTTGACTTCACAATCTTATCTTCTAATTCCTTAATCAGTTCATCCAATCCGTCTATGGCTTTAATATCAAGGCGTTCCTTTCCTTTTAAAATTTCAAGTTTATCTCTTAATTCTTCTGGCTGAAATTCGGTTTCCTTAATGGCTTCGGCAATTATCTGTTCTTTCTGCGTGCTGAAGTTCAAATCCAAAGACCAGAATTTCTCCTGCGAGGTTTTCAGAAGTTCGTCCAGTTTCTTTTTGGCTTCGTTTCTGATTTCGGCGAGGGTGGAATTTTTCTCGGTATCAACTTTTCCGAGAAGGTTGGAATAGGTCTTTTCAACCATCTCAACCGCCTGTTCGTTCCGGTTTTTAATCTGAACGATAATCTCTAGAACCTTTTTGAAAGCGTCAAGAAACTCCTCTCTGGTTAAACCCTCGTTCAGAAGTTTCATCATTTCTTCTAATTTTTTAAGTTTGTCGTTCATTTTTATGCTGTGGATAACTCTATTGACTTATTTTGTGGGGGTGCTATATTGATAATAATTTCTTATTAGGGAAACTTAATAAAGAAAATTCGGGAAGTCGCCAGTTTTTCTCCCGAATTTCTGGCGATTTCCTTTTAAACGATTGCTCTTTTGAAAGGACTACGGCATAAGGTTATCGTTTTAGACTAACGTAAAGTCTGTGCTTTATACGGAATCAATTATCCTGAAATTTAAAGATGTGCTGGCGCTGATTACGCCTATCAACCAGCGACCGAGTTGTTCCGAAAGGAAAGAGGATATGCTTTATGAGGTTAACCGCAACTCCGACCTCGTTTTTCCAAAATCAATCCGTCATATTTAATTTCTTAACCTCTTTCAATGTAGGGAGGAAAAGGCGTAAATCAAGTGCTTTGCCGGAATCTTATTAACTAATTTATTAACTAATTTAAAGAACTATGATTAAAACTATACTTTACTACACCTTTCTAATTCCTTTTGCCGTCTTATTTTGGGGTTGGATTATTCTGCAATACATAAGCGGTTGCAACGGCTGGACACCTATTTGTTAATTTTTCGGTTCATAAACTTTTTCAAACTTTTTAATATCGCCGGTTCTTAACAGCAAATCTTCAAGTTCTCTCATCTGGTCTTTTTCCTTAAAGTATTTTTGCGATTCAATATCTATTTGTTGGGGTTTAATTCCGGTTGTGGTTTTTAATACTTTCACAAATCCTTTTAAATCTCCGCCGAATAATTGGTCAAGATAAGTTACTCCGCGAGAAGTGAATAATGAACGGGCAATAAGCAATTTTACAGGGTCGGCATTATATTGCGTTTTTGTTCCAACTTTTATTAACTTGTTATTTTTATCCCTTTTATAGATAGGTTTTTCAACCTCTTTAATATCTAACAAATCCTTGATTACTTGTGGAGCGAATTTGTATTCATTAGCCGAATAAACATCTTTTAAATCCCTTTGCCTGAAACTATCTTTGCCTATCCCGATTTCGACCGGAACTTTCAGGATAGGGTTAGTAGTGCTTATGACTCTTAATATCGGATTTTTCCCGAATAACTGGGTAAATGCTTCAATAGGCGTTCCAAAAGAAGAAATGTATTGTTTTAACCCCTCTGGCGTGTCTTCTAATTTCACACCGATTGATTCTCTTATGAAGTCCGGCAGATATTTCTTTTCCGCTTCCGAGAATGGTTCGCCAAGGTTTTCAAAAAATTTAAGCACTTGATTTATTCTTTGTGGATTTTCACCTAAAGTTTTAAGTTGAAGTTCTATATTCTTACGAGTAAACGAGTAGAAAGGAATAATACGCCTCATCACCTGACTTTCAAATCTTGTCAAAGCCCGATAATCAAACCCCGCGGCTTCAGCCAATCTCAACGCGTCATCTATATTCTTTCCTTGTCCCAAAGCCGTGATATAGGCGGTCGCTTTTTGCTGATGTTCTATGAACTGACCTATTCCCCGCCCGATTTTAAAAGGTATTGCCTGTTGTCCCAAACCCAATGTCTTAACGGTTTCTTTTATTCTTACCATTGAAAAAACTTTAGAGGCATTTTTTAATTCACCACCCGCTTTTAAAGCCAAGTCAAAATCGGCATTATAAAAAGTATCGCCGGAAAATCTATCCACAAATGGTTTCATTATATCACTGAATTTTGTTGTTTTTCCGGCTAAAGTTATTTCTCCGGCCGGTATCTTTTCTCCTTTACCCATTAAGTAAGCAATCTTTTTTCCTATAGCGATATTTTTTGGGTTTAATGCTTCAACTCCAAGAGTTTCAAAATTCTGAATATGTCCCGATACATAGTTTCTTATGTGGAATGGCGCGAATAATCCCGTAACTGAACGCTTGAAAAGTGAAGTCAAAGCGTCAAATCCCGTTGCTTTCGCCAGCATATTTATCGTTTGAAATTCCGGACTAATGGAATCCCTTATCAGAGCCGCGTCATATTTTGAAACATAACCCACTTCTTTGCCAAAAATTCCTTTTTCCTTTATGAACTGATAGCCGGATTTAATCGCCTCATCTGAATTTTTAAACTCACTTAATTCTTTTCCGTATTTTTTCACATAACCGGAAAGGAAATCACGAGTCATATTGTCCGTAACAACCTGCGCCTCGCGGGTAAAAAACGCTTTAGCGGGGTCAAGTTCTAAATTCTCATTGGTCAAAAGATTCTTGAATTGTTTTTTATAACCCTCACTTCCTATTTTCAAACCGGAAGTTTCATTCAAGAATTTCTGAACTTTATTTTTTTTGATAAAGGGAAAATAAGTTTCATAAGGATTTTCCAATCCTATCTGCTCGCCAATTTTTTTAGAACGGGCGATTTGTTCTTCTATGGTTTTTTTAACCAGCGGGTCGGTAGATTCAGCCGCTTGTCTGGCTAGATTTGCAATTTCATCCGCGCTTTTTCCGGCTTCTCTCGCCGCAAACTCCGCCCTTTTTCCCGCAATCATTTTAAGAGCCAATTCTTCTCTTTGCGCTTGAGTTAATACTCCTGTTCCCAATCTGTCCAAGTTTGAAGAAGCCAAACCTAATCTCGCCTTTTGTGTTTTGGAAAGAAAAGATAAAACATCTTCTTTTGCTCCTTTAGTCGCTTTATATCCATATTGAAAAGCCCTGCCTAAAGCATCCTGCAAACCCGTGCCTACAAGTTTTAATCCTGTTTCAACCTCTGGCGCGACTTTGCCTACTCCTTTTAACGCGACTTTACTTACTCCTTTTACTCCGAACCCCAAACCTTTGGCTATCGCCCCGCCGAAATAAGTTGTCGGGTCAAGTAGAACATCTCCGACAAATCCTATGCCGAATTGCAGAATTTTATTTTCAATACCTATTTCTTTAGCCACTTCTTTAAATCCTCTCCGTCCTTTTTCCAATTCTTTACCGGTAATTGCCGAACCGATGCCTTGTAAAATGTTTTTAGGATATTCCAAAAGCCCTTTACCGATTCCTTCTTCAGCGCCGGTTAAAATAGCTTCGGCGGGATTAAAAGCTCCGAGTCCTTTTCCAAGTCGCTGAAGAAAAGAAAGTTTTGGAGCAGTATCAACTATCTTCGCGGCTTCCGCGCCCAAGCCAACTTCTTCGGCTTTAACTCTTAATCCTTCAAGAGTTCCCAAATCAGCGCTTAATTTCGGTTTCGGCGCCGTAAATCCTCCCGTGAATCCTATAGATGGTTTTTTAATTGTTGTTGTGAATCCCATTATCCTGTCGGGCTAAATAAAAATTTATAAATTTCTTCCGTTTTTTGTTCAGGAACATAACCCATAGGTGTAGTTGAACCGCCTGTTTTTGATTTTAATTCTACCTTGGGAACTTTAGGAGCTTTACCGTATAATTCTGCGGCAATCAGTAAAGCTCTTTCCTTATTTTTCAAAGTCGGAAATGCGTTAATGGCCGCAACCACTTCTTCATAAGTTTTATCTTTTGTTTTATCATCGCTTACCAAACTTCTTATTTCATCATCAGTAAAATCTCTTGGTTGGGTTGATTTAATAACTTTCTGATTAGCTTGCGTTTCAGTATCTCCCGCGATCACACCGGCATCAGGATAGAGTTCATTGTATCTTGCAATATCAAGCACACTTAAAGGGTTAGTTTCAGTTCCCGCCCCCGCCGCCGTCCTTATTTCTCCTGTTTTCGTATTCTTCTGCACATAATCCCCGCCCATCAGATAAGGAGTAGACCATTGCTCCGTCGGTTTTATTGTTAACCCCGTTTCCGTAGCAATCCTCAAGGCCTCTTCTTTCGTCTTGGCCTTGCTTATTTTATCCAAAGCAACCGAAGCGGTCGGATAATCCGGCGTGGGGGTGAAATTTGCGATATAAGAAGCGGCGGAAGTTGCCACATTCCAAACTTCTGTCGCGTTTGTTTTAGCCAAATCATTTGCTTCTTTTGCTTTAGTCTGAATATCCAGTTGGGCCTGCGCGCGGTTCTTTTCCGCCAGAGTAGTCGCGGGGTCTTTAAGAATCAAATTAAGATTCGCTGTTAAAGCGTTTATCTTTTCCGTTATTGGGTCATATTTGGCCGCAACAGCCCTGTCTGCTTTATCTTGGGCAGAAGTAAGTAATCCGTTAGTGGCATCTAATAGAGCGGAAACACCTAATGCTCTTGAAGTGATACCACCTTGATATATTTGATTTTTTCTAAGTTCGGAGGCAGTAAGGGGTTGTAATCCTCCAACCGTAATTCCTCGTCCCTCCGCCCCTACCTGCATTTGATTCGGTATAGTATAGTTATAAGCTAATTGCGCGGCTTGTAATTCATTTTGAAGCGATTTATATTGTGAAGTTAAATCAGTTTTAGTTTTCTGAAGTTCCGGTATTCCCCGCGCGGTTTCCTGTTCCGTCCGATAAGCGGATTTTCCCACTTCTTGATTGGATAAATCTTGAAGTTGTTTAATTAAATCTGATTGTTGCGTTTCTTGTGTAGTGGCGGTAAGAGGTTCAGGCTCATTGGGCAAAGAGAACATTGATTGGTTCGGATTCACATACGGCAAACCGCTAATAGGTTCAAGGGAAGCCGGCGTAATAATAGTCGGAGTGGTTGGATTATAAGTTTGAGGATAACCTAAAGGAGTAGTATCCGATACTAAAGTTTTTCCTTTAATCAAATCAGGATTAAGATTTGGATTTCCTACTTCTTCGACCAGACCTGTCGTTGGATTTTGATAGCGAGCCATATTTTTTAGGCACTCAAGCCCAAATTAGTTAATGCCGTTCTAATTAAATCTACAGCTGTTTTTAATGAATTTACATCCGCGGAAGGCGAACCAATGGCGGATACTTGAACGATTGGAGTTTTTCCGAAGAATCCGAGTTTCTGGGTTGTTTCCGTGCCGAATTTCGTGCCTACTCCCTTTCCAACAACTATATTTCTTCCATCCATAATTTGAATCAACTTGGAAAAGATATATTTGTCAAAACCAAAATGTGCCTGTAATTCTTTTTTTATTAACTCCTTGATTTGTTCTTCCGTCATATCAATAAATATCTTTAATAAGCGTCCTTTTCCAGCGATTCACATTTGAATTTTAATCCTATAATCTCCGCGCCGTTTGTGCTTTCAATTCTAAATTGAATTTCTTTGAATTCCGGCAAGGTTGCCCCTGAACTTTCTATATTTATGGCGGAATGAGAAATTGAATTTGCTGTTGCGTTTGTAAAAATCGCAATCCAAGCAGTTTCTTCATCTTTACGGTATTTCAAAACTATCTGACCAACTAAAGGAGATGTCATAACCGTAACTCCAATAAGTTTCTTTTTAACCGAACTATCGCCGAGAGAATAAATAATAGTTTCTACTGCCGCTTCCTGACAAGCACCCGTGCTTTTAGTTTGTAAATTGACAAAAGCCGAATGGGAAACAAGCCAAAATTCGGTCAATTCAAATATTCCGTTTATATGTTGGTTTATGACGACATCTTCGATATTCTGATTTGCCGTCAGAATAATCCGACCATCTGCAATCTGCGCTTTCAAAATGAAATGATAAGTAATGACATCTTTTGTAGTCACCATTCTGACTGGAAAATAAAACGCGTTATTCACGCTTACGGAATTTCCGATAGGAGGAACCACATCGGCGTTTATATCGTAAAAATAAGCATTAGTGGAATCATCACTTATCCTCTTTTCTATAAGAGAACCATTATAATACTTCACTATCATACCGTTGTTATATCCTCCAAGAGATGAAAGGGAATTTATTATCTGAACTACAAAAACGCCCATATTATCGTTCCCGATATATTTTCCTTCCCCATAGCCAAGATTTATTTTAGCCGAAATGGTTGAGAGTGAACTGTCCCTGTCCCAAAGATATAAAATAGTTTCAGTTGTTCCCGCAGAAACAGGAGAACACAATATCCCCAAATAATCTCCATAAGGCGCACCGCCGATAATTTTCATATTGTCAGGAAACGTAAGAACGGGTGTAGTTCCACCTCCGTCAAAAGTCGCGTTGTTTAATCTATGAACGCAATTATCCTGAAAAAAGTAGGCACAATCATCGGCCGGATGATGAATGGGTTGAGCGACATTCGTATAATTTATTGATTGGTAATTTGCAAAAGTCGGAGAAGTGATTAAGGGACCTAATCTTGAAAGTTTCGTTCCCGCTTCCCAGCAATACAGATAATTTTTGTAATGAAAAAATACATTTTGAGCCACGTCGCCCGTTGAACCTTCAGTGATGCTAGTCCAAACGGTAGCATTGGGAGTTTTCTTGAATACCTTGGGACATCCTTCAGCGGTCTGACCCAATCCGTAAATCACATAAGTCGCTCCTCCATCATTTTTCGCATAAGCGAATCTTGTTATTTTTTCGCTTCCATCCGTTAAAATCGTATAAGCCCTTTTTGGAATAAGTTTTTTTTCGGCAAGACTGAAGTGATAGGAAAGAGCATAGACATTGGCGATTTCGCTCCTGAAGTCGTTCGTCATCCCCCCCGAAAAATCTCTTATAATAGTCGTGATTTGTTTTGACATATTCAAAAAAATGTAGTTATTATCATTTTTCCATTTCCTCCAGCCCCAGAATTACCAGTTCCACTATTCGCACCTCCTCCTCCACCAGGAACTGAACCTGCCGTTGCGTTATTATTGTATGCTCCTGCCCCTCCATTACCACCTTTTGTAGAAGTTCCACCATCACCTCCTGCGTTTGCGGCTCCTCCACCGCCAGCACCTCCATAATATGAATTACCTCCCGCATAAGCAGTTCCACCATTTGCGGCATATCCCCCACCAGCAGAATAAATGCCACTTCCGCCCACGGCCGCAGTTACTGCTCCCTTTCCCCAGAATATAGCTACAGTTCCCATTAAACTTCCACTCTCTCCCCCAAAACCATTATTAGTATTATTATATCCTTCACCACCTGCACCAGCTGAAGCATAAGAACCGAATGTAGTTTCCGCACCAGCAATGCCGTTATTCGTAGTAGTAACCGCGGCTCCTCCAGCTCCAACGGTAACCACTACAGTTGCCGTTAAATCGGCAGAATCTAACCACGTTTCTCTATATTCTCCTCCTCCACCGCCTCCGGCGCCGGCAGTTGCCGCCGAATTCTGACCGCTTCCGCCTCCTCCCCACATCTGAACGAAAACTTTTTTCGCTCCAGCCGGTTTAGTCCAAGTCCCGCTGGAAGTCCACACGGAAGTTGAAGCGACATTTGCGACACCAGTCATAGTTCCCGAAAATATAACATTTCCCGTAACCGTCAGATTCGTAGTTGTCGCGTTTGTGGTTGAAGCGATAGTGGCGAATAAAGAAGAAAAAGTATGTTGGGCAGTCCAAGTGTAAGGAATCCCTTGATTCACCGACGCACTTTGCCAACTCGGATAAGCTCCAGCGCCGTTTGAAGTCAAGAATTGCCCAGTAGTTCCCCAACCCGAAGGAACGGTTATGCCGGAAGTTCCGTTGCCTAGAAGCACCTGATAAGCGGATAAAGTGGTTGAACCTGTGCCTCCCTTGCTTACGGTGAGCGTGGAAGCGTTCCAAACGCCTGTAGTGATAGTTCCTACCGTAGAAAGGCTTGCGGCTGTCGTCAGCCCCGCCAAAGTGGTAATCAAAGGAAGCGTAGTGGTGGAAACCTCTATCTTGCCGTTGTTGAGGGCGGTGAAGTTATTGTTGGTAGTTGTTTTTAAGGCATAAGACACTGTTTCTGTTCCCGTGATAGTCGTTAAGGTTGTTCCTAAATTTTTGGAAAAATAACAGGAAATATGCCATTTGCAGATAGTAATTTTTTCCCATAGAGTGGGTTTTATTTGAATCGTTTGCAATTCAACAGCGTTTGCGGTAAGGGTTAGCGAAAGAAGTAAAATTATAAATAATTTTTTCATGTATTTTCCGCCAAATTTGATAACGACTTTTCGTTTATTGATAATTTTGTGATGGGATGACCTACGGAATCCACCGGTTGTTCGGCCTCATTAACCGTCATTGTTGCCTCGTCAACTAAAATATCTCCCGCGCTACTTAAATTGGTCAGGGATTTTTCATTTATTGAATTTGGTGTTATAGATGGCATTTTATTTATTACTCTCATTACTAACTGATAATCTATTTCTTTTATCTTTTAATCTTCCAGCATAAAAACGGATACAATCTTCAGTTTCAATATAAATATCCTGCTGAAGTTGAACTACACGGTCTTTTTTATAGGATTTAGCGTAAGGCAAAGCCACCATTTTCGCTATCAAAGGATGAAAAGGCGAAACGATACCGGGGATTAAAGTTCCTGTGTAAAATTCTCCGGCAGTACAAGCATTATTAACATAAGTATCACAAGTAATAGTATGAACTCTTGTGTATTTGAAAAGCATTCCGGCGGCTAAAGTAACTGAACCTGCCGTTGGAGCGGGTCTTAAAAATATCGTTCTTCCTGTCATTCTGTATTTTGTCGGCAAACCTATTGTTGCCTCGGTTGTTTCTATGATATTTGAATCTTCTGTTTGAGTTTCCAATCTGACGATAGAATAAACTCCACTGGTATTTTTAACTTTAATTTCTAAAATAGTCAGAAATTTATCAGTTATAGTATATTTTGATATTCCCTCCTCTAAAGTGATAGTTCCTTCCGCTAAATCCGCTTGATTATCATCGTCATAAGGATAAGTCCGGCAGACTTCTATAATTTTGCTTACTAAGGTTTCTATCGCGGAATTAAGACGCCGAAGAAGCGAGGTATCAGGATAACTCGTTGAATCCGCGTCAACTAAATCTCTTGCTTCTTGTGCTATTTGTCCGACATTCATTTTGATTTATTTAATAATAAATTTCTCGTTTCAGAGCCCTGTTACAAGCAAGACTCTGTTTGAAAAATCTACCATTTAGCCGAAGCCCGGCAACTTTTTGTTCCGGCGACTAAAGTCGTAACAGAACATCTGACGGCGTAAGGAACTTCCTGCATAAAGTATATTGCCGTGGCGCCAGCCGATGTAAGTCCGTCCAAAGTAACAGTCGTAGTCGCCGTAAGGGAAGCGTTGTTCGCCAGAAGATGATTGTAGTCATACCAATTCGTTCCATCGTCAGATAAATCAACGCTGAAAGTCGTGGTTCCCGTGGTCGTGAAGAAGAATGTTACTTCTTCCGCTCCCGCGGTAATAAACATTCCTTTATCTACCCGGCCGTTGCCGTCAATCCACGGCGTAATGCTGGTGGAATAAGCGTCAGTGGTCGTCGAATAATAAGTCTGGTTCGTGGAAGTGGCGAAGAAAGTATAATTCTGGTAATCGCTGGAAGGAACGGCAATCTGTTTGGCGATGTTCCCGAACGCGAAGCGGTCTAAACTGAACAATACTAACCCAAGTATGACGACCGCTATTCCTATTGTTAGTTTTTTGTTCATTTTAGTCAGCGTCATTTAATTCCCTTATAGCGCAAACGATGTCCACATTAAGGGCGGTTCTGTAGTAAGCGTTCCAACAAGTCAATACCGCGTATTCATCGTTATCAATAATATCATCGTTAGCAGAATCGCCGACTAAATACATTCCTGTTCCCTTGACAATAGTGAGAGTGACGGCGGTGGATGTCGCGTTGTGGAATATCCATTCCCTCGTATCTCCGTCATTCGGAAGAAATCCCAACATCGTGCTGGTGGCGGGAAGTGTATAGGTAAACGCGGCGACATTGGACATTAAGTCAATAGTTCCATAAGAATTCATATCAGAAGCCTTCAATGTCGTGGCGGTTCCGGATGTCGAGGTAGCTAATACCGGTTGATTCCAAGTAATAGTTTTATGGAACCTCATCGGGAATATCACATCGGGGCCGCTCAATGCTCCAAGTTCAGATGTCGGCAATTCGACTTTTACATTAACCGGTCTCACGAGAGCCAAGCCGGCCACTATCAGGGCGGCTACGGCAATCACGGAGACAGTTATCAAAATTTTATTCATTGCGTTTAAGTTAATCTGATAATGCCGCGAGTTGCTTTTCCAAAGCGGCCTTCTTATGCTCGTATTTGACGGGATTTTTAAGCTTGTAAGTTTTCATCAGTTCACGGAATGTTTCTTTTGTCTGACGATTCTTTGGTTTGCCTTCAATCGTCAATTCTATTTTTACTGGTTGTTTTTTTGTTTTCATAAGTTTTGGCTTCTTGAGCCGATTAGAGGAAGGCAGGAATGGTGCTGGCTGCCCTCCGTTAATCGGCCCAAAAGCCGATTAACTGCTATGCAAGTGTAATGTCGATGGTTAAGGCGACCTTTTGCGCCCAGAGCTTAAATCCTACATTCAACCAAGCGACAATTTCCTTTCCTGTCTTTGACGGAACTGATTTCTCTTCGTAGTGCGAACCGCCCGGTGTCGCAAAGGTAGCTACACCTGCGACTCCGAATACGCGGTGTCCTGAATTGGTCGCGGTAATCGCGCCTAGTGTCTCCGTGACGAAAGTCCCTGACCGGACGACATAGATGTCAACTCCCATAAAGTTTCCGATAAGTCCGTTGTTCAAGACCGCGTCGGCGAATGAGAATCCCGAAGCCGCGCCCGCCTGAATGATTCCCGGAACATCCGTATTTTCTACGATTACATAAAGACCTTTATAAACATCCGCGTATCCCGCGACTTTGGAGATGAGTTCAGAAAAGATTATCGGGATGTTCGCGGCTGTCGTGAATCCGCCAGCCGGGGTGTTGTAAGGAGTATCTGTCGCATCCTCGCATAAACCGTTAAGAACATATTTGTCCACTCCGTAAGCCACTGCGTAGGCCAGTTCATCCATCCTTGTGGCCATCATGTCGTAAGTTGCCATTGTCTGCTCAAATTCGTAGACATGATTGGCGCAAGTTATTTGGTCTACAACCGTCAAAGCGTCATTCATGTTAGTCCAAGCTGAAGTCGAATAAGTTCCAACTATCGTCGCTATGGTCGCGGTATTCTGCCCGGTATAGGGATTGTAGATGTAGAACAAATCCGAGGTGTCGTGCTGGCAGACTTTCTCGGCAACTAACGAGTTGCGAAGAATCTGCTGCATCGTGGAAGAAAAATACTTAATCCTCCACTGTTGTGTTGCCTGTGTGTTCAAAGTAGTAAATTCTTTTTCCCCTTTTACGATTATTTGTTATATAACCGCAAAAGTTTCAAAGAACCTAGTTAATAATAATTCACCATTCTCGGAAATTACTTTCTCTTATTAAGTTTTTCCGCCATTCTTGCTTCCGCTAACTTTTCGATGTCCTCGTCTTTTTCGGGAAATTGTCCTTGTTTCGCTCTTTGAATCAAGGTAGCTCCCGTTATTGTCGTAGAAGCTCTTGAACCTCCGGTATTGGAAGCGGCGGCTGACCGTCTTTCTTCCAGTCGGAGTTTCAGAATACTCTGCATTTCAGACGTCTTTTTGGCTTCGGCGACTGTTATATTTTTAAATTTCGCCCAACCAACAACTTCTTCGACATCTTCGTCGGGGACATCAGATAAGGCGCGAATATCGGATAAAGAGTATTCCGGTTTAGGAAGTTCTTTATCCTCTTTCTTGCCTTTCTCGGCCTTTTCGGCGCGGATTTTGTAATTCTCGGCGAGTTCTTTGGCTTTCACCAATTCCTCGTCTTTTGCCTTTCTATCTCCGGCCAATTTCGCCTCGTTCTCTGTTATGGATGTTCTAAGAGTTTCCATTTCCTCTGGAGTTAAGGAACTCCGTTCCTCGTCGGTTAAGGCCCCGAACTCAGCCCAAGTTTTTGTTTCCATATAGTTCATTTTTAAGGAAAAATGACAAACCGGTTATTTAATAAATTAACTATTTTACGCTGTCTTTTTGTAAACGAGCTTTCTTCTCCGCCGCAGTTTCTTCTTTCATGTTGGCGATACTCTGCAATTCTACGAACATCCTGTTCATGTGGTTGACCATCAGGTTTCTTGACCGCACCAGATTAGCCACTTGCTGGTCGGGCATATTGTCGGCTTGAATCATTCCGTAAATATCCTGTAGGAATCCCATCGGGGCGTTATAATCCATCGGCGGGAGAAAAAACTTCCTCATCAATTTCAGGCGGTAATCGTTGTCTTTAAACATCACTTTCAGTTCTCTGACTTCATCTTCGGTAAATCTCGGCTGTTGAGCGTTCATTTCGAATTGTCTTTTTATTTCATCCATAATTTTATTTTGTTATTTTTTCGACCCCCGCAGCCCGAGCACCTAAAACTGGCGAAGATTGAGCGGCTATTGGTTGATTAAATGATAAAGTAGACATTTCAACAGGCGAGATTACTCCCGACATATTTAATACTTTACCCATAATCATTTTTAACGCTTCGGGATTTCCCGCGAATACTTCTTTAAATACTTGCAAAAGTGAAGTCAATGTCGTCAAAACTGCTTGTTTGTCGGCAGGTTCATTGGTTATACCGACTTCTACATCCCACTCAATATCTTTAAAAACTTCTTTCCACGAAACCTTGTCAGGACTGAAACTCCGCATATTTCCCATAGGAGCAAGTCCCTGTTGAACTTTCTGTTCTTCAATCTGCTGGTTAAACATTTCGGGAATCTCGCCGTTTAGAATTTTTTCTTTCGCTTTCTGGTTGTAATTCCTGATTGCCTGGTTTGGAATATACATCGCGTCTATCTTTTTGATGTCGCTGTCTTTTAAGACGGCCATCACTTCTTCTTTGGTATTGAGTTTCGTTTTCAAATAAGGGATGACGAACCGCCTCAACATTTCTTCAAGATACAAACCTTTGCTTTCGGTCATTATTTCGAATAAAGACCCAGCCTGCGCTCCCAGAAACGCGCCAAGAGAATAAGGAGTTCCGGAAGGCATAGTATTTCCCCTCAAAGAATCGGGAGTTGAGGTGATTTCCATCGCTAGCGCTTTCCATTGACCGGCGAAGTTCTGCAACTGCGTAATGTCGGCTTTGTAAAGATTCGCCTGCGTAAGAGGCATATTCTCTTTGTGAATCAGTATCTCGCCCGTTTCTATCGCGTTTAAAACATTTCTTCCCAAAAACGAACCATCGGCGGTCTGAAGAATAAGTTTAGAAGTTATATCCAAAGTATCTTTCATATTTTTCATAGAGTGGTTCTGCATCCATTGAGGGTCAAACAGATACTCGACGGCTCCGATAGACATAATCCGTCCTTCCTCCTTGATGAGATGAGTCAGAAGATACTGGTCGCCTTTTAATCTGCCTTTATAAAGAGTGAAATCGTCAAAAGTCTTGGTTTCTTTGTTTTTTGTAAAAGAGATTATATGTTTTTGCCAGCGATAATTATTCCAATCATCGTCAGTCGGCTTGTCTTTCAACAGCGCCACGGGCAATTCTCCCGTCACCTCAAAGAGTTCTATAAATTCGGCAAGATTATCTTTCTTCGTTGTTTTGTCGTTCTTGCGAGCTACAAGAGAATTAATAAGATTTTCCGCTTCGTCTTTGTTTATCTCCGGCATTTTAAGCAACTGCGCGGGAGTTTTATAAATCCTTTCTATTCTCGGCAAAGCTTCAAAGTCAACAGCATCGGTTATCATGCGGTTCCAAGGAATAACGGAAGGAATCAGTTCTCCGTCTTTTTCAACGAACTTCACTATCGCCGAACCATATTGAGCGAGAACGCGCCCCCATTCGTTCAGGAAGATTCCGAATTTGCTCTTGTTCATCCATTCCTGAAGTTTCACGGTAGCGAAAAAACAAGCGATGGTATCGGAGTTTTTGGTAGGTCTGATAATTACATCCTTGCGGTCTAAATCCGTAGCCCGATACCAGATATTAACGGCGGCCGTGATGATATTGAAAAACGGCTTGTCTCTTCCTAGAGAATCTTTATCGCCGGTCGTGTGCCTTGAATTAAGATAGGCGATTATGCGCTCAATCGTGTCCCTGTGAGAAAAAGAAACAAACTCACCCAGTTGAGTCTGGCCAATTTGATAGTTTTCTTCACCACGTCTGACGATTTGTGGAACTGTTTCTTTAATCATTTGCGTTTTCTGCCCCGTCCATACTTAAAAGTCCCCTTACTTGCGTAGTAAAAACGAACTTGACGAGCAGTATATTTTTTTCCTTTATGATAATAAAAACGACCCCGCTTACGAAATGGCATAAGTTTTTGTTTGTTTATTAAATTTAATTTGACCCTTTTGAACTAACATATATCCTATTTTCATTAAAGAATTATGTATTACAAAATGTTCCTTTAATGAGCATAAGATTAAATTTTCAATATTATTATTTAATCGATTCCCATCAATATGATGAATAAGTTCATCTTTTTTTAATTTTCTTCCTAAAAATTCTTCAATTATTTTTCGGTGTTCTGCTAAATATCCATCTTTCCCTGATTTAACTTTAATATATTTATATCCATTCTTTTGAACTACTCCTCCTTTCCAAAAATGGTGCAATTTCCCCTTTGGAGGATTGGGATTACCTTGCCCTTTTGAATTTCTATGTAATTTTATCGTCCCATTTTTAACATAATATTTAGCACGACAATTATGACTGCAAAATTTTTTTCTTTTTGCATCTCTTGCAATCTTCATCTCAATTTCTTTGCCACAATTCAGGCATTTCTTAAATGGCATAAAATTATTAAAACAAATAAAAGCCACCTTTCAGTGGCTTTCCGTGTGTTCGGAGTGAGCCTATTTATTCAATTATTTCCAGTATAGCAAACCTGTGAATCTTGTCAATAGGCAAATTGAGTTGAGTTATCCACAGGAGGTATGTTTAATTCCCGATGATGGTATTCGTCTATGCTTTTTATCTTTCCCCTCTTGTCATAATTTAAATGAACAGAACCGTTCTTCATCGCTATCCTGCGGAGTTCGATAAATAATCTTTGCTCATCTTCATCGAGTTCTATCATTGCTTTTCCCATTTCGCGCACAATTCCTTAACTTTGGCCGCCGACCAATCTCCCGGATAATCAAACTTTTCTATCAGCCATTGTATAGGATATTTCTGTAATGGCCACTTATTATTTAAGAACAACTCCCTTGAATGCTTTTGAACCTCAAGAATCTTATCTACCGGATTCTCATAAGGAAAAGTCCTGAACCAGTGGGAGTAAAAACAATTCCGGGTGCTTATAATTCTTCCGCCGGAAAGCCACGCCTTGCAAGCAATTTCTGTCCCTTGCTGACCCCAATTCCCGAACTTCTCGTCGCAGACATTAAGCCTGAAGTAGTCTTCTTTGGAAATCATAAAACAAGAACCCTGTATGCTCATAGTTTCGGTTTCAAAATGCTCCTCATCCTGTTCTTCGCAGTATTGAAAATTGAGATTGGTGTCAAAATAATAATTCGTCATCACCGGTTTTGGTATTGGCCGCCAGATTAACTCTTTTTTCATCTCGCCTCCGCATTGTTCACATTTCATTTCTTTGTCCTCGAATTGTCTTCCGTTCTTTCTGTGTCCTTTAGGACAGACCCAGTCGTAGCAGTGAAGATTGGTCAAGGCCGGCACAACTACGGTCGCTTCTTTAGCGAGTTTTAGAAGTTCCACGTCGAATCCTTGCGAAAAAGAAATATGGGCATCGCATTTGAGTAAGTAGTCGCCCGTCGAACAATTTGCCAATATATTTGTCATCGCCCGTTGACCGATAGATTTCTCACTTCTTAAAATTCTTGCTGGTAAACACTCTTTTTTATCCGTTAGGCATATCAACTTTTGCTCACATCCATCTAATCCAACTGAAATTTCGACATCACCTTCTGCATGGATGTTAATATCTTCTATCGTCTGTTGTAAGTATTCCTCATTACGAGCCGGGATGAGTATTGAAAGTTTCATTTTTTGTTTAGCAGGTTTTGTTGCCCACGCGTCTTATGGTTTTTGTATCCTGCTTTTACCGTCTACTCTTTATCTGTTGTCAATTTAAGTCCCTGTTCTTCTATGCTCGCCAGCATTCAGGTTTAGATAAAGCCTCTAACGGTCAATAATTTAATAATTCTTCAATTCGTTTCGGATTTTCACCCATTGATTGTAAAATTTGCCGTCTTTGTATCTTCTTTTCCTCTTTTGAAATAGGTTTTCTCTGCTCCAATTCTTTTTCTATTTTTCTATTCCTTAAATGTTTGCTATCCCTTTTATATTTCATTTTGTTTCATTTAATTTCATTCTGCTCATATTTCGCGTAAATTGCTGTTCCTGCTTTTCCGCCATTCCAATATCTTCCTGAAAAATTTGAAGTTGATAAGCGACCGCGTCCAATGTATCGTCATTCTTTCCGAAAGGAAAATTAAATTGTTCCTCTTCCAAAGACACGCATTGTCCTCTCACGTGTCTGACCGAACCGCTTGCGTATCTTGGTATCAATCCCCTTATTCTCACTTCTTTATTTGTCTGCTTGTGCAGAAGTTCTTTAATCGGAAGAAAAACGCCCCGCTTCCTCTGCTCCGCGTCAAGAAAAGGTTTCAATCCATCCGTGTATGCCGTCTTTTCAATTCCGATAGTTATGTATTTTCTCTTCCTGTAAAGCGTAAAAATGTTGTCAACCAACTCATCGGCGTTAAGTCTTGACCGCCAAGCCCTCAAATTCCAAAAATTCTCCCTATCCACTTCATTGTCGCAAAATCCGCAGTAGTCAGCTTGGTCTCGTTTTGAAAGTGCCGTGTCTATGGTCAGATATTTATTCGTATTCAATCTCTCCAATTCTTCTTCGGTTATGTATTTATACCATTCGGGCTTGAACTCTTGTTTTTCGGTAAGAATAGGCGAACCCATATAAAGTGAAGCAAAATCATATGGTCCTATTGTGCCTCTAATGCCCTCCAGCACGCTTAAATCATATCTTTCGGGCCATAATGCCTTTCCGTCTTTTATCGCGGGAAAATGGATTACTTTACACTTGTTTTTAAGTTCTTCATTTTCGAGTATTCGTCCGGCCAAATCATCAATGTGCCACCTCGTGAGGATAACGATGACAACCCCCTTTGGCTCAAGACGAGTGAAAGCCGTTGACGTAAAGAACTGCCACACTTTATTTCGATACACTTCTGATTCGGCTTCTTCTCGATTTTTAATAGGGTCATCAAATAAGAGAATGTTAGCCCCTCGTCCGGTAATAGCTCCTCCAACTCCCGTGCTTGTATAACTACCTCCTGCTTGTGTTTTCCATTTTGCTTTTGCTTGTTCATCTTCTTTTAACTTAATATTAAAAATTAACTTATAAGCCTCGTCGTTTATCAAACTTCTTGTCTTTCCGCCGAAGTCCTGCGCTAGTTCGCCTGAATAACTGATTGTGATTATCTCTTTGTCGGGGTTTCTTCCAAGATACCATGCAGGGAAAAGGATTGAGCAAAGTTCTGATTTTCCGTGCCGGGGCGGCAACACGATTAAAAGAACTTTATAATCCTTGTCGCCATTCTGCTCTATGTTCTCCAATTCATTCGCTATCTGTTCGTGAAAAGGCGCAGGTTTGTATTTCGGATTTACAACTATGGCGAAATCAATCAGGTGATACTTACCTATCTGCGCTATCTGTTTTTGTTCTTCTTTTGAGAAGCTCATTGATTTGTTCTTCGGATAAAGTATTTTCGGTTTTTATTTCCGCCTTTAAACTTATATCTTCCGGTGGTCTTCCCATAATTCTATCATGAACTTCTTTAATCGCCTGAATGTCCCCAGAGATTGCTTTTGCTATTAAAACAGGAGAAATCTGCGGCAATGCTTCGGCAAGTTTCTGTCTATAATCTGCTATCAATTCTTTTTGAACTTTTTTTATTGCTTTCGTTTCAGGCGTTTCTTTCCTTCTACCATTTGGATTTGCTGTGCTACCGGGCAATAATCTACCTTTTTTATCTCTTTGCGGCTTGTTATTACTTGCTTTTACTTGTTTCATCTATTTGCAAAAGTATTTTTTCGAACTTCTTAATCGTAATAATTATTCCATCCCTAAAAGAAGCATAACCAATTACTTCATAATTGGATTCTACAAATGGTTTGTCTTTATCTATGAAAGAATTTAACCATTCGTCTATATTATCTTCTTCTCTATAAAATGCTTTTGTGTAATATTTATACATATTTTCTAATCAATGTTTCGGCTTCACTTTTTGTTATTCCCAATTTGTAATTCCTTGAAAGATTCTCCGCACACTCATTTAAACAATCCTTGTATGCTTTATCGTTTATGTGCTTTTTAATAAATCGGCACTGGTTGGCGAAAGCTTCAATTTCCTGTTCTTGGCGGAAATTCTTATCAAAAATCCATTTTGTCCACCAAATATCGGGACTTGGAAACTTTTGTTGTTGTTTTAAATGGACAATTTCGTGATATAAAATGTCTTCCGATATTTCCACTCCTGATGGGTTATAAATATCCGGGTAATAAGGGAAGAACGCTTTTTCCGGCGGATTGAATCTTTTTATTTCATTCCAGTTCGGTGGCGGACAATTTAAAATCTTCATAATGTTTCAAAATTTCCTGATAACATTCTTCTATCTGTTCATTATCAATTCCCCTAAACATTTCCTTTTTCATAAAATCAACTATATTTCTCGGTAGGATTTCTTTTAGACTTAATCCTCCAAGAATTACCCAATAGGGCATACTCCCATCTAAAATTCCATCTTCCCACATTTGTAATTGTATTCCTTGCCACCGCTTTGCTCGGCATAATTGTTTATATCTTATAGGATTTTGCAGTTCATTTAATTCAGGTTTTATACCTCTTTCTGAATAATTGACAAACGCCTTATCGGCATCTTTTCCTTTCATCCCTTGTATTGCAGGCCAGCTAACAAAAAATTCTAACCTTTCTATTTCTTTGTTCACTTGAATAAGTCCCTTAAATTAAATTTCTTTTTTAATTCCTTTCCTTCCTTTGGCAACCAAATACTTTCGGAAATTTGATTTGCCTTTTTTAATTCCCTTACCTCGCTTTCTAAAATGTTTATGGCTTGCGGGAGTTTTTGGCCTTCTAAGATTCTTAAACGCGCCGAAAAATCACCCACTATCTTTTCCATTTCTGTTCCCCATTTATCAATTTTTTTGCAGTTAAGAAATCGTGATAGCAATAGGGCTTCGTTTATTTTGTCCAACTCAATTACGATAAGTTGGATTTTACTTTCTGTATCAAGATTTGGAGTTTTATAATCTAACATATTAACGCAAGAGTTTATTTTCTTTTAAAAGAGTGTATAATCCCGTTTCAAGTAAATCTACTTTATGTTCATTTAATTTCAGAATATATTGGGCATTAACAAAATGTATCAATTCGTGGATTAAAGATGATTCTTTCCTATTATGATGGGCGCTTTTATCCAAGATAATGAATCCCTTTCGATGATTTATTGTCCCCAACCATTTATGATTTTTCCTTTGAATAACTGGATAGATAAATCCAAATCCTCTTATTTGTCGTGGAATTTTCATAATTTATATTTTTTTCATACTATCAGGATTGCATTCCGGCAAAACGCAGGGCTGTTCCGGCAACACATAAGGTTTTGTGATAGGTTCATTCTGGGTTTTTAATTCCTTTAACTGCTGGCGGGCTTTTTGGACGGCTTCTCTGTCTTTAATGGCTAAGTAATAAAACCTTGAGCTTAAAAGAGCAATTATTATAAGAATTATAAAAATTAAGATTTTCATATATTCCACCTTGGAGCCGGGATGTAAATTGCAAACGAAGTTGGGGATGCCCGGCTTGTAGAGTGTTTGTATTATGGCAAAACTCTCATTTATATCCCCGCTCCAAAATAGAATCGTCAGAGCACCTGTAGCAATTCCATACTAGCATAATTTTATCCTTCTTGCAATAGAGTTATCCACTATCTCCTAGAATCCACTTCAGAGGCAACTTTATTCCGCTACCATTAAATCTTTAACAAATTCACTTATCAATTTATTGCTGACCATAATTTCGTCAATTTTCTCTGGTTCAATAAAGATAGCAACTTTCCTTTCGTCATTAACTACAATTTCTAATTTTATTTCACTTATTTTATTTTCCATACTATTACTTTACTCTTTTAAGTTTGCCGACCTTTAATAAATCTAAAATCTCCTTATAAGCGTCGTCTTTGCCGATAGAATGATTAAGTATTTCCAAGCATTCTTCTATGGTTTCCTCCCTCACCGCTTTTTCAAGTTCGTTGAGTTTGGAGAGAAGGAAGGATTTAACGTCTTTGTGGCAAAGCACAAATACTCTTGCTTTTTCACCATCTCTCTCAACTAAACTAAAATCCTGATAACCAAGTCCTGTTAAGCCACGAGTTTCGCCAAATAAATTCTCAAATTCCTTCAATGCTTTTTGTTTTAGTTGTTCTGATGTAGTTGTAATAGATTCTATTTTACTATCTTTTTCTCTTTCCTCTTTTGTTCGGCTATCTAGATAGTTTATTGTGTCCATAACTTTAATCAATTA